GATCCTACCGCCTCCTACGTGGTACATGGATATACAGAAGAACAAATTGCAACAATGCGACGAGGATTCCCACAACACTGGCAAGGAGAAGGAGTTGCACAAGTTGCACTCTACGATGACAAAGGAGTAGAGTACGAAATTGACCAAGCAGAAAGATTAAATGCTTTTGGCTTTAATAAGTTTCAAGGCTGGTTGTGTAATGCAGGTTATCAAGGAATTATAATTAGAGATACTGAAGTTAGACGAAGTCATAGTTGTCACGATGACATATTAGGTACAATCACAGATGGATTTGAAATTTTTAAGCAACCAACTAAATGTATTACACCTAGTTGTATGAGCAGTGCTGATAGCAAATTACCAAAGGTGCGGAATGAAAATTGATATAGAAGATGTAATGTTTTACATGGATGCTATTCGTAATAGTAAGGATAGAGATCGTACCTTAGAAAGTTTTTGGAAAGGCCAAATAAAAAGTAAACTATGGCTAGTTAATATTTTAGAAAAAAAATTAAAAAAAGAAAATTTAAACATAGTTATTCATGGAGGCTGGAATGGTGTATTAGCGAGTTTATTGTTTAATAGTAAACTAAGCATTAGTAAAATAGTAAGTATAGATATTGATCCTTCATGTAGAGATATTGCTTTTACCATAAACAAAAGACAAGAAATAGAAGGTAGATTTCAAGCAGTTACACAAGACATGGCTGAATATAAGTATTACGAATTGCCTGATGTAGTTATTAATACTAGCACAGAGCACGTAACAGATGAAAAATTAAAAAAATGGTTATCGAATATTCCTAAAAAAACTTTAGTAGTTGTACAAAGTAATAACTTTTTTAGTTTAGAGGAACATATAAATTGTGTTGCTACACCGAGCCAGTTAGCAGATAAGTTTGATTTTAATAACACAAAAGAATATACATTAAAATTACCACAATATAATAGATATATGGTAATAGGAACAACATAATGTTTAAATTTAAACACCTTAAAGGAATACATTTAGAAATAACAAGTCGCTGCCAGGCAGCTTGTCCTATGTGTGCAAGGAATTATCACGGTGGTTTACCTAATCCTAATTTAGTAGAAAGTGACTGGACTCTTGAAGAGTTTAAAAAAATTATATCTCCTAATGTTTTAAAACAAATTCAATATTTTTACTTTTGTGGCAATTATGGCGATCCAATGGTTAATAACGATTTAATTGAAATGTGTAGATATTCTAAATCGATCGCTCCTAATGTAACTATAAAAATACACACTAATGGCGGCGCTCGAAAAACAGAATGGTGGAGTGAACTTGCTTCAGTGTTAGACAGCAATGATCGTGTGATATTTGCTATCGACGGGTTAGAAGACACTCATCATTTACATCGTGTGAACACTACTTATAACAGAGTAATTGAAAATGCAACAGCATTTATAAATGCAGGCGGCAAAGCAGATTGGGCAATGCTTGTTTTTAAACATAATGAACATCAAGTAGAAGAAGCTAGGCAAAGAGCACAAAGTTTAGGGTTTGCAAACTTTAGTATGAAAGCAAGTACAAGATTTATTGCTTCAGATAAATTTGAAGTATACGATAAAGAAAAAAATATCACGCATTATTTAGAACCGTCTTCGACTATTAATTTAAACTTTATTACGCAAGAACAAGTTGACAAGTTTCAGGAGTGGGTAGATAATACAGAAATTAATTGTGTAGTAAAATATGGAAAAGAAATTTATATTGACGCACAGAAAATATTGCACCCGTGTTGTTTTATTGCACCCGCTAAATATTCTTACAATGATAACGGAATACTTAAAGAACCCCAAGAAAAAATTAAACGTCAATACTTTTCGCTTGTTGAATCGTTAGGCGGTTTTGAAAAACTAAACACTATCAATAACACTATAGGTACAATTATAAACAGTAAAGAATATCAAACAGTTTGGGATCATTATTGGAATAAAGACAAATTAATAATGTGTGCAAAAACTTGTGGCAAAGCAAACAGCTTCAGTAATCCTCGAGATCAATTTATAGAAGTGGTAGAATTGTAATGGATCATTTTAACGACAAAGATACTCAATTAGGCAAGTACCAAAGAGAGATTGCAAGTTTAGCAACACCTACATTCTGTGCTCTGCCATGGATACATTTTGCTACAAGACCAAATGGTGACATGAGATTATGTTGTTCTGCTAATGCAAGCGGTGCGGGCAAAGATCATGAGGTAGGGTTAGTAAGAATGGAACACGGAAAACCTGCAAACTTTGGCCGTGAAACACCTATGGAAGCCTGGAACAACGATTACATGAAAAGTGTAAGACGTACCATGATGGCAGGCGAAATACCTGCAAGTTGTCGCAAGTGCTATGAAGAAGAAAAAGTAGGAGTTGTTAGTAAACGTATTTGGGAAACAATGACTTGGCAAAGGGACGAAGATGGCATTGATATTCCTGAACTATTAAAACAAACAAAAGAAGATGGCACAGTACCAGAAGAGCTGGTATACTTAGACCTCAGGTTAGGTCATACTTGTAATATAAAATGTGTAATGTGTTCGCCGCATGATAGTAGTAAATGGGTAGGAGATTGGAAAAAATTAGAACCACAGCTAGAAGATCCTGATGTAAAAAGACAAATGGCATGGAGCAAAGAAGAGTTTAATAATAAATGGCATGAAAAAGATACGTTTTGGGAGGAAATGTATAGACAGATACCTAACCTAAAGCAAGTTTACTTTGCTGGCGGCGAGCCGCTTATGATAAAAGAACATAAACAATTTATAGAAGAAATTGTGCGCCAAGGATATCAAGATAAAATATTACTTCGATATAATTCTAACGGATTGCTAGTTGACGAAGACTTAATAGAATTATGGAGTAAATTTAAAAAAGTAAAATTTGCTGTAAGTATGGATGCTTGTTATGAAAGAGACGAGTACATACGTTTTCCTACTAGTTGGGAAACAGTTGAACGTAATCTACATATGTTAGATAATACTCCTGACAACATACAAACTAGTTTAGCAACAGCAATACAGATTTTTAATGTAAAACACTTGCCTGATTTTATGAAGTGGAAAGTAGAAAGTGGATTTAAAAAATTAAACACAGGTACAGTTCCTGGTGACGTACAAATGGGCGGCGGTTTAGTCAATATGCACTTATTATATATTCCTACGTTTCTGAGCATACAGATTCTACCTAAAGAAGATAAACAAGAAGTAGAAGAACGTTTTTTAGATTTTAAAGATTGGCTATGGAAAAACTATAGACAAGATGACGACTACTGGAAAATTAATCCGTACGGCTGGAAACGTTGGGAGGCGGTAGTAAAACATATGAATGCTCAAGACAATAGTCACTTGCTTCCGGGCTTTAAAGAATATGTAAACAAACTAGATGCTATTCGAAATTTAAGTGCTGCAAAGGTATTTCCAGAGTTAACACATTTGTTATGATTAAACAAGTTATAAATTCTCAAGATCCTAAAACGCTAAGAATTGAATACATGATAGGCAATACCTGCAATCACAAGTGCTGGTATTGTTTTAAAGGCTCGAATGAAGGAGAGTTTAGATGGACTGATAATTTTGATGCTACAACAAAAAACTTTTTTCATTTATTAGATCATTATAAAAAATACGGCAAAGAAAGATTTGAGATTCATATAGTTGGCGGAGAACCTACACTATGGCCAGAACTTGGTAAATTTACAAAGTTATTGAAAGAGAATTATAACTGTTGGGTTAGTATAAGCACAAATGGTTCTCGGACACTACGCTGGTGGGAAAAATTTGCAAAATATTTTGATGATGTAATGATAAGTGTTCATCACGAGTATGCTGATATAGAACATTTAAAACAAGTTGCTGATATAGTTTATAAACAAGGACCTGTTGTTCATGCAATGGTATTAATGGATCCTTTTGCGTGGGATAAATGTTTAGATATAATAAAGCAGCTAAAGAAAAGTAAATACAGATGGTTTATAAATACAATGGAAGTAATGCATTCTACTATAAATTATACGCCAGAACAGTTAAAATTTATTAGTAAACCTGTTAAAAGATTTCCTAATCCAATATGGATTCTTAAAAAACTAAAAAATTTAAAACGTGATCCTAAAGTTGTTTTTGATAACGGAAAAACTAAAACAGTAAATAGAAATTGGCTAGGTCTTAATAAGCAAACTAATTTCAAAGGCTGGCTGTGCAACATTGGAGTTGACGGTTTATGTATAGATAAAGACGGCAGAGTAACAGGTGCGTGTAGAACTGTACTATTTGAAAATTACAATATTAACGATATAGATTTTATAGAAAAGTTTAATCCTAAGATAAGACCTAAAATATGTGATATTGATTTCTGTGGATGTCAGCCTGAACAGTTGTTAGATAAAATTAAAGTTTTATCTTAGTTAGAGGAATATCCGCAGCACAAGTACACCATTTACGTGTACAAATAATAGGATCGGTAGGAGCAGTAAAAGTTCCATTATAAATATTACCTAAACTGTCGCCGACCCTACAAGTAGCTCTATGCACCTCACCGTCCCAGTTTATCATTAGACTTTCTAAACCTGCATTACATTTCCAACCTTCGAATTGATTCATATGTTTTTTTATAATGTCGTTTGCATGAATTAACTTTGTGTCGTCAACAATGCAATTTGGTTTAGCTGTTGCGTCTTTACTGATTATCCAGTCAAGATCTTGTGTTTGATATCTCATATCGTCGAACCAATCTCTATTATCAGCTTCGGTCCACCTTATTCTTCTTATTACAAAAGGAATAAAATATGCATCAAGGGCATCTACACATTCTCTTACAGCCTTCATGTGCTCGTGATGAGCCATTACGTTTACTTGATAGGGAAGTTCTCGTTGGTCCATGTCTAATTCTTGACTAAACATAATTATTGTATCAGTTACTCGCCTCCAGTGATCATTGTCAAAATGTATACTGAATACTAAGTGCTGTATAGGAAGTGTTGAGTACCAGCGAGACTTTCTAGTACCGTTAGTAGTCATGTTTACCCAGTCAAACTTTTGGGTAGCATAATCTAATAGTTCATTAATTTTAGGATGGACACTAG